GGTATGTAGATTTTGCTAGAGCAATACTAAGAAAGGCACAAGAGAAATGACTAAATACGACTTTATGGTGTCGGGTGATGCAGAAGATTGGACTGAAGAAGAAAAGCAGTTAGTCATCAAACGGCATGAGCAACGTGAAAAATATCTTAGGAAAAACTGGGAAGGAAAGAAGGTGGAAATTGTCGGTAATTTCTTTGCCATTAAAACAGAAAAGGCACAAGAGAAATGAAGTTCAACAATGCTGAAGCCTTACTTATTGTAATCCTTTGCATTACATCGGTTATTGATACGGTGGTCAACATACTGACATATATCAGGGGCTAACATGGGAGAGGTCATTGGTTTTCCAAGTGGGACAAAAGGCGAGGTTCCGGTACAAGAAGTGCTTGAAGGTGCCAAGCTATTACAGATGGTCTGTATTATGGGTTACGATGTAGACGGGAATGAATACTATGCTAGTAGTTGCGGGGATATTCAGGAAGTCAATTGGTTGTTAGACCGTTTTAAACAATTTTTAATGGGGATTGCAGATGAAGAATAGGGTTCAAGAAGAGTATGAGTTGTGGGCCGAAGAATGGAAACCGCCAACAAAAGGACAGAATCACCCTACTAGTTGGGAAGGGTTTGAGGCGGGATGGAATGCGGCAATTGAAATAATGTTAGAGAAAGTAGAGTTGGTCAAATATGCAAGCTATGAGAAACAGATTCGCACCCCATACTGATTTTGGGTTCTTACGAGGGTTTATACCTAGTAATCCTCACTTTATGCCTTCTAACATTGATATGGTGCTAGAGCGTAGAGGAGTGTTCTTGTTTGGGGAATGGAAACGAGAAGACGAGGAGATGAAACAGGGACAGAAGATACTATTGACTGCTCTTGCCTGGCATCATACAGTTATAATTATTACGGGGTATGTAGACGACAAGCCACACATTGGACTGATTCAGAAAGTAACTCCTGCGGGTAATTTAACCGTTATAGGAGAAGGTAAGGACGACTTAATCAGTTTTTTAACTGGGTGGTATGTTGAAGTTGAAAGAGGTATTTTATAAAGGTAACAAATGATTGATTATTCAGAGATGTTTATTATGATTGACCAATTGTCAAGAGAAGCACTGATTGACATGAATAATAAAGATGTAACAGCAGCAAAAGAGAAAATTACGAAGTTAGAAATGGCAGCAACAATGTTGAAAAAATACATTGACTGGAAAGAAGAATACAAGTAAGATTTGCACAAGGGAGGATGATATGTCACAACAGGAATATTACGAAACAGTAATGCGTGAGCAAGAACAGCTTGAAGCTCGTCTTGAAGACTACCGTTATCAAAAGGAACGTCTTGAATGGCAGTTAATGGCAGTAACAAATGATATTGAAAAGATACAGGCTTTGATAGTTGGATTAGAAAAGCAGCTAGGCGATATTTCACACAGTTAATTAGAAAGGAAGTAAATTATGTCTCTAACAGTTAATGCAGGTAATGGTGGTGGTACAGAATTTGAAAATTGTCCAGCAGGTAGTTTTGCTGCACGGTGTTATCAGATTATTGATTTAGGTCATCAGACCTTTGAATGGAAGGGCGAAGCTAAAGTAGCTCCTAAAGTTCGTATCACTTGGGAATTAAACGAAATGATGAGCGATGGCCGTCCATTCTCCATCTCACGTGAATACACAGCTTCAATTGGTGACAAGGCTAATCTTCGTAAAGATTTGGAAGCCTGGCGTGGTCGTCCGTTTACTGCGGAAGAATTGCGTAACTTTAGTCTTGAGAATGTATTAGGTGCTCCATGCCTATTGGGTGTGGTACACAAGCCTTCTAAAGATGGCTCTAAAACTTACGCTAATGTAGGTTCAATCATGGCTCTACCTAAGGGTATGGCTTGTCCTGAGTTGGTTAATCCTGCAGTCAAGTTTGATATTGGAAACTTTGACCAAAAGGTATTTGAGTCCTTGTCTAACTATGTTCAAAAGAAGATTCTGATGAGCAAAGAGTTAGAGGAAACTGGCCTTCCTATCGTGGCAACAGGTCGTGAGCCTGAGCCTGAGATTGAAGACGAATCAGTTCCATTTTGATTTACGGGCGAAAGCAGACATTTTTAATGCTTCACATACATTTGGGGTCTGTGAGTAGCCCACCTAAAGGACTAATCAATGAATTATCTTTCCGTCTGTAGCGGAATCGAAGCTGCGACTTGTGCATGGCATCACATGGGTTGGAATCCTGTAGGGTTCTCCGAGATTGAGCCATTCCCAAGTGCAGTTCTTAAACATCACTATCCCACGGTTCCAAACCTTGGGGACATGACAAAATATAAGGAGTGGAATCTTGACTCAGTTGGACTTTTGGTCGGAGGAACCCCCTGCCAATCATTCTCAGTTGCCGGTCTCAGAAAAGGTCTTGAAGACCCAAGGGGAAACCTTGCCCTCACCTATGTTGGAATTCTTGACAAGTTTAGACCCAAGTGGTGCATTTGGGAAAACGTGCCAGGTGTCCTCAGTTCAAACGGAGGAAGGGATTTTGGTTCCTTCCTTGGGGCGTTGGTCGAATGCGGGTATGGGTTCGCCTATCGGGTGCTTGACGCTCAAAACTTCGGAGTCCCACAAAGACGCAGAAGAGTGTTTGTTGTCGGATGTTTTGGAGACTGGGAATCTGCGGCCAGAGTATTATTTGAGTCCGAAAGCCTGTGCGGGGATACTCAGAAGAGCAGAAGTAAGAAACAAGAAACTACCAGAGCTTTTATACCAAGCGTTGCTAACTGTCTCCAAACAACTTGCAACGACTACAGTAGAGCAGACGGATTTAATATGATTGCCTATGAAACTCATCCTGCAGATAGCCGAGTCAAAGAGATGGGTGAAGTATGTCAGACCGTTACAAGTCGTTGGGGTACTGGAGGTGGTAATGTGCCATTAGTTCAAGCCTACAGTATCCGAGAAGATGCTAAAGCCAATAACTTTAGTGCTACTCCATTGACAGTAACTCCTGCTCTACAAGCTATGCAGCCAAGTGTTCAGTCACATCATGCACAGACTTTTGTAGCAGAAAAAAATGTTATTGGGGCTTTATGTGCTAGAGACTATAAAGGAGTTGGCAATCAATATGTTCAAGAAGGAAAATGTATTGTAGAAAACTCTATGGCAGTCCGTAGATTAACTCCTACAGAGTGTGAAAGATTACAAGGTTTTAAAGATTCATATACTTTAATTCCTTGGAAAAAAGGGGAGTCACCTGATGGTCACAGATACAAGGCTTTAGGTAATTCTATGGCAGTACCAGTTATGAAATGGATAGGGGAAAGAATAAATGAAATTAACAAACAAATTTAACCTGCCTGACCCAATAGTCAATGCAGTCCAAAATACCGGATACACGCCTGGTAGTAGCGATATTACCGTTACTCAGCTTATTCAGCCACCTTTAATCAGAAAGCTAGGTAGAGAGCATTATGAGGAGATGGAGGAGGATGCTTCAGACCGTGTTTGGGCGTTATTTGGAAGCTCTGTCCACCACCTGCTAGAAATGGCTTATAAAGGGCGTACAGCACGAGTTGAGGAGCGAGTATATGCCGAGGTATTAGGATGGAAATTAGGCGGTGCATTCGACGTTTTAGAGGGTTCTACGCTATCTGATTACAAGGTCACCTCCGTCTATGGTGCTGCAGGTAAAATTGAGTGGGAAAGACAGCTTAATGTCCTCAGATGGCTGTTGCATAAAAACGACACCGAAGTTGACAAGTTACAGATTATTACCATCTTCCGTGATTGGCGACCAAGAGAGAAACAGAAGAACCCTGATTACCCTGCTCGCCCCATAATGACCTTACCTGTCAGGATGTGGACACTAGACGAAGCAGAGGCTTATGTCAAAGAGCGTATTGCACTGCACCAATTAGCAGAGCCACCAATGTGTACAGATGAAGAAAGATGGGCTAATCCTGAACAGTGGGCCTTGATGAAGAAGGGTGGCAAACGAGCTATTAAGCTATATCCGTCACAAGAGGGTGTTACACTCGGCACAGACCAGTTTTGGGAGCATCGTCCAGCTACTTATAGGCGTTGTGAAGATTACTGC